CTGGCGCTCCCACTCCCATCAAATAGCGAGGTTTGTTTTCAGGAAGAAGTTGGGTTGTAAAGTCCAAGACGGCATTCATCTCTTCATGCGTTTCTCCTACTGCCAAACCACCGATAGAGTATCCAGGGAAATCCATGCTGACAAGGTCATGAGCTGACTGACGGCGAAGATCTTCAAAGCCTGCCCCCTGTACAATTCCAAATAATCCTTGATCATGCGGACGACGATGAGCCTTCAAACCACGCTCAGCCCAACGACTGGTACGCTCGATGGATTTCTTAACGTAGTCATAAGGTTGATAAAATTGAGGACATTCGTCAAAGGACATCATGATGTCTGAGCCTAGATTATTCTGAATAGAGATGGCTTTTTCTGGCGATAGGAACATCTTGGAACCATTGAGATGGTTTTTAAAGGTTACTCCTTCTTCTGTGATATTTCGGCTATCTGCTAGGGAATAAACCTGAAAACCACCACTATCTGTCAAAATCGGCTGGTCCCAGTTCATGAACTTGTGGAGACCGCCTGCGCGTGCGATGAGTTCATCTCCTGGACGAAGCCACAGATGATAGGTATTAGAGAGGATAATCCCTGATCCCATCTCCTTCAATTCTTCTGGTGACTGGGTTTTTACAGTAGCTTGGGTCCCAACTGGCATAAACATAGGAGTCGGGAAGGTACCGTGGGGAGTGATGATTTCTCCTAGACGAGCTCCTGTGTGTTTTTCTTTCTTAATCAAACGGTATTTGATTGGTGAATCTGACATTTTTTTCCTCCGAAGCTGGGAAAAACAGTCCCAGTTCATACTTTGTGCCCAAAGGCATACTGTATGATTTTATCAAAAAATCTAGGAACTGTCACGAACTATGGTATAAGTGACAAATGGTTACCAATGCTTTCTGTTGCTTATCAATAGTTGAGTTTTTGCTTATTTTTATTTAAAATCATTTCCGATGGTTTTCATCATTTTTTTAAATCGTATTCATCTTCGTATTCATTTTCATACTCACCTTTGCCCGTATAGTTGAGAAGGCTGCAATTTAGTTCTAATAGTTTACAAAAGAATCAGTGAGTAATGCCACTGTTTTTTTCTTTGTCTTAAAAGGAGTACTACTTTCAAGAAGACACCTAAATATGACTTAGAAACTGACAAAAAAAGCCACCTGATTGGGTGACTTCTTTAGGAAGATTATTATGAAAAAGGTAAAATAAAATCTTATTGAATCAGCACTCTTGGAGGGTGTCCCCCCCAACTCCCCAATCTCTGGGGAAAGTCTATTTTTTTTGAAAAAAGTAAAAAAACTTTATCAAAACGCTTGACTTTCTCGGTATACCGTGATATAATATAATCAAGATAAGGAAAGGAGGTGAGGAAGTTGAACAAAGAAGATTGGCTTAGGTTACTTGAAAAGGCGATAGACAATATCCCTGAAACGGTAACAGCTATCGCAAGTCTAGTGACCGCAATAACGGTCGCAAGGCAAAACAAAAAGCGTAAACCAAACTCCCGCAAAAGAAAAAGGTAAACGCTAAGAGGTTGGGGCGCAAGCCCCTTACACCTCTATTTTATCAAATGAAAAGAGGAAAAGCAATGGTTAGTGCAATAGCTATTTTAATAATTGTGATCAATGTATATATCTATCTAAAAAATAAAAAGGACAAATAATATGAGAAAAGTTATTCAAGAATTACTTAACAGTTCTATCTCTACATCTGCTATTTCACAAGGTGCTGGTGTGCCATGGACTACCGTTTCTGATCTCAGAAAAGGAAAAACAAGCATGGACAAAATGGCGCTTCTAACGGCAGAAAAACTTTATGAATTTGCTACAGCTGATAAGCAGTGATTTCGGTCACTGCTTTATTTATATCCATATTCAATTTCTGCTTCACGTCGAATCTCTGTCGCTTCTTCCAAAGAAGCGTAGCTTCCTAAATATTTTGGCTTCTTATCTACATTGATGATAAGTTAGAGTTAGTAACAGTATTTTCAATTTGCTTCTCTCTCCATCTCATACATCCTTACCGAATGCAACACGAGATCACGATACTTCCAGGTTGATACCAGGTACTCAATCACTTCTTGGTCATCTATCTTGCACTCCATGAACAACAACAGCTTGACCGTGTACTTATTTTTCAAAATTGGAACAGTGTAAGTCACATCTACCCAATGCTCAAAGCCTAAATCAGTCTGCTCTATGCTCGCAAGTTCAATCTTCAAAATGTTCATGTTTTCTTCCTCCTACTTATCTATTCGTAAAAAAATAAAAAACAGTGAAAAAATCACTGTTTTTGTTTATATCCATATTCGATTTCAGCTTTTCGTCTGATGTCTGCTGCTTCTTTCAAGTCTATGCTGCTGCCCAAATATTTTGATTTTTTATCAACATTGATATAAGCAACGTATCTCTTTTTACGTTTGTTGTAATAAACCCCTCGCACTCCAGTCGTACTTTTTGCGGTTGGTCTATTCGTCTTTAATGATTCAGGATCGCTGATTTCAGCCATTCGCTCTTTTGTACTGCGATTTTGCTTGCAACCACAGCTTGAATATCGTTCAATTTGGTTGCTTTGTAATTCGATATAATTCCCGCAATGCTTACAAATACAATTCCAGTAAACACGTTGATTTTTTGAGTACGCTCTATCAATGATTTTGAAATTATCTGTTTCAGTATTCGTCAAATCCTTGAAACGCTCATGCTTCTTCTCGTCATTCAAGCAACCACAGGAGACCACTGAGCCATTTTTTTAATGGTCAGCACGAACGAAAGTAACTCGTCCACATTCACAAAGACAATGCCAGAGAACTCTCCCTTTGCTAGTTCTTTTCCCAACATCGCCAAGAACAGTCAGACGACCGTATTTCTTCCCTGTCAAATCAAGCTTCATTTTTTGTCAATCCATCTTTGAATTTTTTCAGCAGTATCAATTGTAAAATTTTTAAACTCACGTTCTCCTTTTCGCAACCTGGTAACTGCTGAACGTGAAATCCCTAACTCTTTTTCAAAGAGGTTGGCAGGGATGGTCTCATCCATTAAGACCATCTCTACCTTCTTCGTGTCAATTTTCATCTAGCTACCTCTTAATAGCTTACTTCATGCACATAGTTCCTTTTTTGTAGCCTGCTCTATAAGCTGGTAGAGTTACTTCCCCAGAAATGTTGATCCAGCAGCCGTGGTCTTCGCTGTACTCATAAGGATAGCAAGTGACTTCTGAGTTGTTTGCGTCTTTGGTTACTCCACGGACAACTTTCCCATTTTCTACGTAAACGTCTTTCTCATGAACCTTGTGCCATCCATCTTTAATTTGTGCCATTTTATTTTACCTTGAGGGCTTTCGCTCTCCCTTTCTTTATCTTGATTATATTATAGCATGAGTGTTGACGTATGTCAACAATAAACACAAAGAAATTTAAAGTTTTTTTATTTTAGAAAGTACTTTCAGGCCAATTTTGTTGGCATTAACAAAACTGATAGCAACGCACTTTTAAGTAATAACATTCCAGAGCAAACAAAAAAAACCGCAAGCTAGTGCCTGCGGTTACAATTAGAACAATATTTTAGAAAATTTCCTTTCTATTTTTTTAAAAATTATTTAGTTGTGATCAAGCCGTCAGGCTCAATATTGAAGCTTTCTTTTTCAGCCAATCGGCCATCTTCAAGCATGAGGTAGTATCCGCCATTGTAAGGAACGAATGCGTTTGATACCATGTCCCCATTTTCTGAATTGAGGTAATACCATTTCTCGTAGTATTTAACCCAGCCAGTCTGCATAGAGCCATCACGGTTGAAGTAATACCATTTTCCGTTGATTTTCTTCCAGGAAGTGGCCATGTAGCCATCCTTGTCAAACCAATACCATTTCCCATCTGTGTGCTTCAGCCAGCGTTCAGAATACATATATCCACGACTGTCGAAGTAGAACCATGAGCGATTATCTTCAATGTACTCAAATTGGTCTTTTGGATAGGAGCCGTTAGCACGAACGAACCAGTAACCAGTATCATCATTTTGCCAGCCCGTTTTGATTTCTTCCGCAGCTGCAGATGGATTAGTCAAGCGATACACATAGTAGTAAGGTCGTCCAGCATAGAGCCAAATGTCGTCATGATCGTTCACTGTGATGCCATCAAAACGATAGTTACAGTGGATAATGTTGTCACTATCCACGAAAATACCTGTATGCCCACCTGCTCCGCTAGAATAGCCACGACGCCCCCAAATGAAGACGTCTCCACGTTGGGCATCCCATGGAGTGTTCTCAGCGATGAGCTCATATCCGTTCTTTTTGAGCCAGTCATGCTCATACTCAGTATTGACTGCCCATCCTGCGGAGACTGCTCCTCCGCTCAATAGAGCGTAGTAGATTGAACTTGAGCAATCATAAGAGTCAGGGCCATTGCGGTCGTCCATGCTATAAGATACTTGCCCTTTTCGAGCACGCATCCAAGCAATAGCTGTTTCGAGATTTAGTCCCATTATTATTCCCCTTTCCAAGCTTCGTTCATTTGCTTGACCGCTGACTCGACAAATGTGTCGAGGTCTTTGTCGGTCATGCTGATGTTGTATTTGGTAAGCTCTGCACGGATCTTATCACGAGCTTGTCCCAACTTCTCTTCACCTTTATATCCGGTTTCAGCTGCTACCTGTTCCACAGCGTTGACAGCATTTTTGGCTAAGATTTCAACGATTTTGATAGTCTTTTCTCCACCTTTTTTAACAAGGTAATTCTTGACTGCTGTGACTGCGACGCCAGCCAAAATGACAAGAATGCTAATTGCTCCATTTGCGATAATTTCATTGATTTGTTGCATGTTATTCTCCTTTTTCGATTTCGTCCATGCGGTCGTTCATGCGAACCATTTCTTTCTGAATGTCTCCGACCGTGTGTGTAATTGTGGTTAATTCTGTCGTTGTCTTTTCAAGATGAGTCATCAAACGCTCTTCTCGTCTGTTAGAGTCGGCTTTTGATTGCTCATGCAGATCCATAATCTTCTTCTCTCGCTTATCCGAAGTCTTGATAAGATATCGAATGATGATGAAGAAGAGTAGGATAAACAAAATCGCCCAAGCTACCTGGCTTTGAGCGATTTTTTCAGCTTCTTCAATTGGCATACAACCTCCTTCTAATCGATACGTGGCATGACCACGGTAAGCACACCTTGCTGTAGCATTTCAGCAAGCGACTGTTCTTTCCATGTGTAGCCCTCTGTTGGCTGCATTTGGAACTTAAAGATAGTCTTAGTTCCACTCGGCCATTTCGGATTCGTATCGAACGGATAAGGCATTGCGACAATATCGCCGTTTCCGTATCGTGTACTTTTAACAAGTGGCTTGATGAACCCAGCTACTTTATTGTAAGCATAAGTTGGCATACCTCCATTTTGAGATACTGCCAAGGCAATCAAGACCTCAGTGATAGCTGATACCGTGTCAAGGTTTTCCTTGTTTTCGGTTGCCGCTTGTTCTACTTTGGTTGCCATCTCTTTGTTCTTTTGCAACTCTTGAGCTACTTTGCTGAATTTTTCGTTTTCTGCTCTGTTCGGGAAATTTTCCTGATACAAAACTTCAAGAGCCATTTCAAACAGCTCTGTGTTTGACAAACCGATTTTATCAGCCGGTAGCAAGATAGGTACGATAGCACCGTCTGAATTGACTAACGTGACCTTTGTAGCCGATGCTGTTCCGCTTGCGTCAAATTCTTGGGACTTTGTCCTATATTCTAATTTCATATATTTTCCTTTCGTTTATTAAGGGTAAGGGTCATTTGTAATATAAGTTATTGTACCCGTCCAATACTTATTTCCTTGAGATTTACTTGTAAGACGGATTTTCCCATCTGTTGCAAGGTGCAAGATAGCCGTACCTGTTACTGTTGAGTCTGAGATACCTTGCAATACAAAGCCAACCTCTTGAGTTGGTCTAAATCCTACAGGGATTGTTTCTTTGACTTCTCGATAATCTGAAAATGTGTCGATATTAGTGATTTTTCTTTCTGTTGAAATTGTAACCACATTCCCGTTTCTGACAGCATTTCCTATGACATCCCAGCCTAACTCTATCTTTCTTGTTGCTAGTTTCTGCAAGTCATTCTTTGTAGCAACCTCTTTCCAGTCGCTCCAGCGGTTAGCCATTCTATACCTTACTAACATTGTTTCAGTGGTAGCCGTCCAATAAGTCTGTACAACATATTGAGCGTCATCATAGACTTGAACCAACAACCAGCCATTCTGATTTCTTGGTCTATCAGGCGCACTGTGACTATAATACATACCATTTTTAAGGATATTATCAAGACTTTCTTTCGTTAAAATAGAAATTCCGTTATTTCGTGTCAGCTGGTGCTGTTGAATGGGCTTGTTGTCTGCGTAGATGCTTCCTTTGACATCAAGAGCGCCCTGCTCCCTGATTTTGTTGACGCCAACCCCTGAGCGGTCGTAAGACAATACTACGCTCTCTGTGGCCACATTGACCATGAACTTAGTACGAGTGAATTTGTCCTCAAGGATACCAATGACAACCCAAGACTGATTAGCTAGATAGTTGCCAGCTAGATTAGCTTGAGAATTGGTCAAGCTTGAGATACTTGTCCATGATCCAGTGGCTGGTCCATTATCGACTGTGTAAGAGTTAGTCCCTAGTCGAGCAACCTTGAATGTCAATCTCATTGAGTTCTTTTGACTGCCTGAAACAGCCAAAGGGGCGATTTTGGCATTTCGTGTGACTGTCAAAGTGCTAGAGGTTGAGCCCGTTCTTGCTATGCTAAAGCTAAGAGCAGGAGCAAAATACTCAAGCACGGTTACAGACACCTCTTTAGTATCCGACCAACGGCCACGGCTATCAGACACGCTCGCTCTGATTTTGATTGTGCCGTGATAATTCATAATGCCAAGACTGCCACCGTTTGAACTTGTAGACTGGTTTTTGCCGACGATTTCAGCATAGTATCCAGTGATGGATGAGCCGTAAGAACCGACTGCACCATTAAAAGCTACCTTGATGTTAGAGATTACCTGAATGAACGTATTCCCGTTTGGGATAAGATTTTGAGCTGCACCGTTCAAGTCCGACAGGGAAACTCCTGCAAATGTGGGCTTGACATTCGCTGGTACGCTAGCCGTGAATGTAGTGGACTGCGTGCCTGTCTTTGTAGATCCTGAATAGGTATCTACAAAGATAGTCCCTGTTCCACTTGCGGAGTTTGGGATGTCATTTGCAAAATCAAGAGGGATTGTCCACGTTGCGGATGTGTCCACGTTGCTTGCAATCGTTCCACTCTTGCCGGCCCATGCATAGCGCACTGTATGCTTAAAGCTGGAGCTCTGACGATTGATGTTGATAGTAACCGCACTACCAATCACCCCAGCGCTCACGCTTACAGAGCTTGAGCGCGGGATAGCAGTCAGACCGAGATTTCCTGATACTGTGATAGTCCCATGCAGTCCGTTATTCGGATTGAACGTACATGAGAAAGGTAGTGTCTTCCGACCGTCTGAGTTGTGTGAGATTGTGGTTGAACCACTAGCGAGAGTGACCTCGCCGTCCCAAACTTCCCAAACTGGATTGCTAGAGTGCACATTTTGGCCGTCCAAAGTTAGAGATAAAGTACTGTCTCCCTGTTTATTGAGCGTGTGATAGTACGTATAACGACTAACTGTCAACTGCCAATTGATGGTTGAGGTGTTAGCAGAAATGTCTGTTGAAACTTCATCAATATACACATTCAAATATAAGCTGTTACTCGAATTACTAAATCTAGGCATTTCGCTCCTTTCTATCCTACATAACGAATGACATTCATGTCATTGTTAAGATGATACTGTTCCTCTCTAAAACGTCCTATTTGGATAGTCTTAGAGAAAATACCGTTCTCAATGTGGATAACGCCCTGAGAGATATACATGACCTCGACACCAGCGCTAAACATTGAAATTCGTCCATTTGGACTAAATAGCATACTAGACGAGCCGTCGTTCTTACCAATCACAAGCCCCTCATTTGAGGAACTCATATAGGTATCAATGAAATTCCAACGGTCAGACAATTCTCCAAGATCCTTAGCAATACTTGAGACCCGCTGACTAGCTGAAATCAAATCTTTCTCAGCTTGTGCTCTTGCGGTTTCATTCGCATTGACAAAGTCCTTATAAGCCTTTATCCAGTTATCCAAAATATCAGCGCTCGCCTTAGCCTCAAGCTCAGCTTGGATAATTCCAGCTTTCTCATTCAAAGCGTTGAGCTGTTGCTGCGTTAGCCCTTGGTCGGCTTTAGAGTCAATACTTGTCTTGATTTCTTTTAGCTGGGTTTCATCAATAGCTCCTTTGTCCCCTTTATCGCCTTTAGGACCAGGATCTCCTTTAGGTCCTGCGTCCCCTTTTTGACCTTGGAGACCATCAGATGCATTGATAAGCGTCAACTGCTCAGACGCTATCTCTTTGTTATCAACCCATGCCGAGACTGTCAAGACCATCTTTTGATTGATGTCAGAGGCTCGGACAATGTAGCTGGGACTTGTAGCTTTGATTTCGCCATCTACAACCCAACGCCAGCTGCTGTTGATGACCTTATTCCCTCTCATGAGGGTAGGAGTCACAATCGTCTGACCTTGACCGTTCTTAAAGGCTATACCGTTGTCTGTAGCTAGCTTGATAGTGTAGGGCTTGGATGCTTCGAAAAGTCGCTCAAAGGCAGCCTGAATGCCATCTGATAACTTATTCTCTAGAGCCTTGAAATTCGCAAAAGTGGTTTTGTTACCTGCCGGATTTGTAAAACTGATTTTCTGTTCGGTAACTCGTGCTTTTACTATTAAAGCTGGACTAAAACCATCATCATAAATCTGGACCGTGTCCCCGATTTCTACGTCCACAAAGCCATCTACTTCATATGTGATGGCTGGGTAGCAATGTTGCTTTAATTTCAGATAAGCAAGCCGTCTCAACTCGTTTGGCTCGTCTGTGTCAAAGTCGAAGTCTCGTCTTGTCCACTGGTCCTCAGCGGTTGCTGAAGTGAAAGTTGAGGGATAGAGTTGCATGGACAACGGTGCATACAGTTGTTGCCCTCTTTGGTAAAACTCTAATTCTCCCCTCTCGTTTTTGATAGACCAATCTCCCAAGTTTTCAATGGTCAGAACCTCTTTTTCAGGCTCAGTTTCTTTCTCTTTTTTCTTAGGAGGTTTGATGATTCGTTTCTCAGTATTAGATGGTCCACCTTTCTTACTAGTCGTCACAGTCTGTTCAATAGAGCCATCTGAACGAGTTGTGGTGGTCGTTGTAATTCGTGTTTTATCAGCCAGTTTTGTGACTTTCGTGTGGACAATAGTCTTACTCTTTGTCCCGTCGGATGCTGTGCGAATAATTGTTTCGGTTGTCGAACCATCCGCATTTTTCACTCTCTGACTAGATAGATGACGTTCTCCACTTTCTTCGACTTCCACGGTCGGCATTTTCCCGGTTGGGCGAATTGTATTGAAAATACCCGTTTTGTCCACTTTTCGGGTGATGGAACTAATATTTTTACCATATTTTAAAACCACATCATTCCTAATACGACCAACACCTTGGTGTGTATCGTCGTGTTCGTGATATATATTTACAGTAAAGTTCTTAAGTGTGCTATCTGCTTTTAATTGTGTGTCAAATTCAATCTCAGCATTGAATTGTTTCGCAAGATTAAGCAAGCGAGCAAGTTTTGTTTCTTGCGTCGTCCACTCAATGGTGCGTTGCTGGTCTGAAATCTCGTTAATTCCAATAGTGAGATGAGCATAGTTCAATAAAGCCATCTCTTTGCAATATTCTGCAAAAGTCATGGCTCTCGTTGCTTTGTAAGGATTTACTAACTCATTGATCAATTCAAGATTGAGATTCTCACAATAGCATTTGATTGTCTGCTCATTTTCCTCCACTGACATTACATTAAAGAGATAGGTGCGCCCGTTGTGTCGGAATGACACCCAAGCACGTTCGTTTAGATGATGGTAGGCCTTTGATGAAGCTGTATCTGATTGAATTGCTTTCTTAAAGACTGTAAACTCGAAAGTTGAAGCTCCTGTTGGCATGTCTCTTGACCATGTATCGTTATAATAATTAAGCGTGTTCTGCTTACTATTATCAACAAAAGCAACCTTTTGCAAGGTTGCATCGTGAATCGTTAAAAGCATTATAGCCACCTTTCTTCAAATTCAATTGTTACTGTCGGATGTTTTTTGATAAAACTAGAGAAATATAACTCTAATTTTGAATTACCTGGAGGGATAGAGAGCCATTGAGAGCCGTCTACAACCTCGCTTGCTTTTGCTATTCCATCGATATAGACCGTGTCATCCTCGCTATTGATTAGAACATTCGAACCAATTGGAAAACGATTGGGGATGTCATTCGTTGTTGGGACAAAATCTTTACGGTAGTACAATTCATCTAGATACATGTGAGAGACGATTGGATTGTCTCTGTACGCTCCGATTGTAATGTGAATTTTTACGGACTTTTTACCCTCGATCTCTGGAATGATAAAAGTAGAGTATGATCCTTGATAAAAAACTTGTACCTTGCCATCATTCCGTTTTAAATCTGACCACCCTTTTGCCACACTAAAAGGATTGATATCTCCCGTTGTAGTTCCATCAAAATTCCATCGCTTTAGAATCCTATATCCACCTTGACCATCGCTAGCTAAAAAATTGAACTCACATTCAGAACCTAGCGACCGTTTAAAGGTCTCAACACCATACAAAAATTGGCCTGCCTCATCTGAAACTGTCACCTTGATGAATCCATATTGATTATTAGCTTCGGACCAAAAAACTTGTCTCCACCAAAAATAATCATTCAGGGACCCAGTGCTGCCTGTGCTATCATTAGGGATTGCCCAGGTCAAACTTGTAGCGTAGTTGTGTAATTTAGTTTCACCTCGTAAATCTTTCAATCTAACGTGTGGACGTTCCCAAAGATTAATCACTTCAGCTGTTCCTACAATGTACTCTGTCCGGTCATTTGTGATGGCTTGGTTCTTTGCTGCGATTGCCAATCCATTTGTGATTTTTTCACCTCTAAAATCAAGTAAGATTTCTGATTTTTGCGATGGTTCGGTATCGGCTTCTTCACGGTTCCCGATTTCTAAGGTTCCATTTTGATTAACTAGACCGATATAGCCATTCTCAGCATTGTGTTTGACTTTAACGATTGGAAATGCACTCTCTGTGCCATTATTTATAAGATCAAACACCATCTTTCCTGCTTCGCTAGTTGCGTTTTTGTCGCTATCAAAGCGCTTATATGCTGAACTATGGGCCACGCCATCAGGAATGATGAACTTAATAGACCCGTTTGAACGTCTCCCACTTGCCTCCTGCATAGAGATATCATCAATTACCATGGCCAGATAATACTTGTCTGGCTCATCTGAAAAGGTCAACTCTTTAGGACTATCAACATTAAAAATACCCGCAAGCTTGTGCTTGAGGGTATTTCTGTCTTTGGACCAGATAGAGAAGTCCACCTTGATATATTTTGCATCAATCGTTTGTTGCTGGATATTCACGCCAATTCTTGGGGCATGATCGATAGAGATAGAGCGATTGTTCCCGACATCACGTTGGATGTCATGGATTTCAATAAACTCTCGTAAATCTATTTTATTAAAACGCATAGTCACTTCACTCATTCAATCACCCCTTTCATTCTTAGTAGCGTTTTCTCACGCTCTTTCTGAGTTTTAGTAATGATATCCGTAACTTTTGAGCTGTCTAGATAAGCATTTGTGTCCTTGTTAAGGATAGCAGTAAGCAATTTTTCTAAACTTGACCTCAGAATCCTCATCTCAGACACGACTTTATCAGTATCTTGCCCATTTTGAACACTTGTAGTTTGAATAGTGATGTTACGTTGAGCTTGTTCCATTTCACGAAGAAATTTTGCATCACTCGGGATCCCAATACCAGAAGCATATTTAGGAACACCCATCTCATGCATCAAACGTCTAGTCTTATCAGCTCGCAAGACTTTAGAGCCTCTCGGAAGAGGAAGTAAGACGTCCCTGCCTTGAGGAATGAAACTCCGACCATTTGGTAGAGTGACCATTTCCTTGTAGTTGCTATTTCTTTGGTCGTTGACGATAGCAAGTCCACCAGGGTGATAGTTGGTCCCGTGTGCATGCTTGCTCGCAAAGATATTCGTAAAGAAATTACCAGTAACGCTATCAATCCAGCTCTTAATGCCTGAAAGAACACCAGAAGCATTGTCTCGAGCGTTGATAGTGACCGTTTTGTCCTGGATACCATTGACACCACTTTTGACCTCGCTGACAGTGTCATTAGTACCATTCTTGGCAAGGATATTTACTGGATCATATTGCTTGATAGCATTGATAGCACCGCTTGTCTCGTTTCGTACACCGCCCGTTTGGTCAGCAGCAAACAAATTGATAGGAGATTCTTGCTTAGGTGAATTAACACTCAAAATCGCACTTCCGACAGCTGCGCTCGTATTATCCACCGCATCCAGAGACTTAGTCTCAGCAGATGCAAAATTCCAAGCTGTAATCTTATCGATGGATAACTGGCCATTGTTCAAAACATTCGTAGGATCTGCCTTCAAATCTTTTGTAAACGGTGTGGTCGCATTCCAGGTTGTCAAAGTATCAGTAGAACGAGCAACTGCTTTTTGGATACTCTCATCATTGGCCAGCAACTCTTTCTGTTTTGGTGTGAGCGATTCATAGTTAGATAGAGCCTT